ATCTTTTGCTTCGCGAAATTGAAGCACATTGTCAATCCTAATATCATCCCATACACTGGAAGCATATTGACGCCAAATCCACTGGCTGTATTGATTTTTCTTTTGATCTCCTTCCATGCCACGAAAACCAATTAGATCAGCCGGAATCTGCTTTTCACCGCTATAGTGTAATAGTCCAGTTTCGTGAACCACTGGGATTGGATTTTCTCCTTTGCGTCTAAACATCAATAAATAATCGGCATTCGCAATACTGTTGCGAGTCGAGTCTTCGCACAGCGTTTTATGATGAAGACTTTTCATCATGGTGCGATTGCGCACCATGAGAGGTTCCTTCCAAATCACCCGGCGGCCACCATAGGCAAACCCTCTTTTTTCGTGCTCCTGAATAATGCGCCCTGGAAGATCAAGCATGGCATCGCATCCTGCATTAGTGAGCGGAATGTCCATGCAATGAACAGCCGAAATACGCCCCGGCATTGTGATTCTTTTAATTTGATCTATACAAAAACCGTAATGCTCAAAAAACTCGTCATAATTTAAGCAATTAGACATATCCCTGTCGTCGCTGCTGTATTGATACAGCCCAGCAAATGGCGGAGAATAAATCGTTAAATGCACAGATGAATCGGGAATGCTTTGCATTACCTCAATACAATCGCCATTGTAGACAGCGTAATTGTCCGTGATGAGTTGGTCTTTTACAGCCATTGTGGGATCACCGTGGTGTTGTTGTAGGAATTGGTGCGGTTGATTGTAGTGGCATGATTCATTTGAGCCACTAACTGTTCAAACATCTTGTCAGCTTTCTCCGCCTTGCTTCTCATGTTAGAAACAACTCGAACTTCTCCTTCTGTCGCCACTACGTCTACGTGAACTGGATTTTTTTGACCAAAACGCCAGCAGCGGCGAATAGACTGATAATACTGCTCATAACTATGACTAGCAAAAGTAACAACATGAGAGCAGTGTTGCCAGTTCAATCCCCAAGCACCGATTTTTGGCTTAATAATCAACACCCTCAAGTCACCACTTGAAAATGCTTCATATAACTCTATCTTGCGATGGTCTGGAGTGCATCCAGCCACTTGATTTGACCCAGGAATCATCTTCTCAATTAAATTAGCCTCTGCGTTAGTGTGGCACCAAACAACAGCAGGCTTATCGTGATCAACTAAACCAGCAACAAGCTCGCATCTTTCGTTTATTGTTCGCTTACGTTCTTCCCTTTCTTCCGCCAATCCAAAAGCCGGGATTGAAAACAGCATTCCGGGTGGTGGCGGAGCGGTTATGATGTGATCTTTTTCAATCAATGGTGGCAGTAAAAAACCATCATTGGAAAACCCAATATCAGACGGTAACCTGCAAGCCCTTGCCCAGCTAGCCACCCATCGCCAAAAATGATCATTTGCGTGATGCTTAATTCGCCATTGGCCAATCGTTTGAGACACCCTAAAAGCTAATTTTTTGTAGTAATTAGGATTTGCCTTAATTATCGCTTCAGCTTCCTCTTGTAAACGCCCTTCTTTTTTTTGACCTTTATTGTCAAGCTGAGTAAAAAATCTTCGTAACATATCAGTATAAGACAATTCCCCTAGTGATTCCGCTGAGTTGCCAAGTTCACTGTAGTCATTTGGAGCTGCGGTCGCGGTGCACAGCAACCTATAAGGCGTCTTTGCCATAAACCTAATCACTAACTTGCGAGTTTGACCATTAAAACTTTTGAGAATACTAGACTCATCACAAACAACACCAGCAAAATTATTTGGATTAAACGCACTCAAGCGCTCGTAATTCGTAACTACAATTTTTCCTGCCACACCACCATCACTAGACCGATGGCATTCAATTCCAAACTTTTCACCTTCGCGCACCGTTTGCGATGCAACCGCTAATGGTGTTAAAATTAAAACAGGCTTGTTAGTATGCATTGCAACATTTTCAGCCCATGTTAACTGCATAGCGGTCTTGCCAAGTCCGCAATCAGCAAAGATTGCAGCGCGACCTTTTTTAACGGCCCACTCAATAAGGGCTTGCTGAAAATCAAACAACTGTGACGGCATAAACGTAGGATCAAAGCCATGATCTGACCCTATGTTTAGTTTTCGATCTAAAAAATCCTGATAGTCAATCATGAAAATGCGTTGTTGGCGAGTTAACTGTAGGAAAGTGTTTGACCAATTGGTAGTTATAGCGCTAAACCGTAACAAAAGTTAGTCATCAGCGATTCCTCCTCAGCTTAACCGATTGCGACGCAATCAGCCACCTGTAATTTGCTATCCAAGCATGATCAAAATTACCGTTAAACACAAAAACATGTCCTACTTTAATATCTATTGATCTTCCTTGTGCAATCAATTGACAGCTATCATCAAAACAATTAAGAGATCTGGAAAAACTTTGCAATGCAACAAGAACATTTACAGTTAAACCCATGTCAACATCTTTATGTAACATTACTGATCCAGCTCCGAAAGTGTAATCGCAAGTTAAATAACCATTGCGGCTAATGCTGTTGACTACAAAACCATGCAACTCGCACGCTTTTTGCAAACTAATCAGAATTGGATCATTTTTTTCAATTTCTGCAGTATTTACACTGCCCAATGAATCGCACTTGGTTGACCTTCTTAAAAAATCTCTATGTTGACTTGTTTGATCTATTAACAAATCGCCAAGAATGCGCGGCTTGCGACTTATAGAGTGGCTTAACTTGACGTAGTTCATTAACGGACTCTCTTTAATTTAACCGATTGCGTCGCAATCAGCCACCTGCAATTAGCCATCCAAGCGTGCTCAGCATCACTATCAAATAAAAAAACTTCTCCCACCGTGATTGACAGGATCTTGCCTTTTGTAAAGAGAAAACATTCCTCGCCATCACTTTCTAACGACTTAGAGAGTGGTCGTGTTGCAACAAGCACTCCCACTGCAAAACCAAAGCCTGAATCTTTGTGTGGAGAAACGGATCCCGCTCCATATACATAATCGCTAAAATAATATAAATCACTGTTATCCTTAAACGCAAAACCATGTAGCGAGCAAGCTTTACGCAAATCACCTAAGGTCGGATCACTGCTGTTAGGATAAGCTGTGTGAACGGATCCTAGCCAGTACCTTGAAGCTTGCCTTAAAAGCGTATCATGAAAGCTATTTTTTTTAACTTTCATGCGGCCTAGAATGCGCGGTTGCCGCGATGTTGCAAGCGAGTAATCTTCCCTTGTGTAAAACATCAACACTGATCTAAGGATTCCAGGAAGCGACGCGATTCCTCGTCGCAATGCCCGCCCTCCGTGTTTTCTATTACGATTGCATAGGCTTCGTAAGCTGACATAAGCAGATCACCACAAAAGCCATATTTCTTTGATAAAAAGATGGCGAGTTGTCGCGCTTTTTCAGGTGTTTGATTTACTGGCATTACAGCCAGTTGATCAACTCTATCTGATGTTTTCATTGAAGAACAATCAAAATGGGTTTAACAAAATTTCCAAGATGCAAACTTACTGATGATCTCTAGTGATCTCCTAATCTATTTCAAATTAGGAGATCACAGGATCGTTGGTTGCGGCACTAGGCCGCTACAGCCTCCAACGCGGTCTTACGTGCTCGCTTGGCGGGACGTGGGCGCTTCGGCGCCGGCGCAGCGGGGGGAGCGGGCGGGGCAGCAACAGCAGCTTTTTTCGTGCGAGGCTTGCGGGTGGGAGTGATCACGATAGGCTCAGGAGTGATGGCAGGAATGATAGCTGAGATGGTGGCTGGCGCCGGGGCAGGGGCAAGTGAGAGACCCAAGACAGCGACCCACCATGCCGCGAGCTGATCGTTGCGCTCGTCAAGCGCAAGCCTAAGCTCGCGTCCGAGCCAGTAGGTCAGCTCAGCAGTAGTGATCGCCAGCGCAATCAATGGAGTGATGACGCGGGCGGCAACTTGAATGTTGCGGCCGATGTTGCTGGAAGAAAAATCAGACGGTTTCATGGTGAAAAAGGGGTGTGGGTGGATGGTTGCCGGGGCCATCTCAGGGCCTCGCCGGCTTGAGGCTTTCTCTGCCGCCTCATGTGCCAATCATAGATCACACTGCTTGGCGATGGCTTGGATCTGTAACAATCTGTTGTAATTAGATCAAGGAACAAAAAAGCCCCGGCTTAACCGGGGCAATTTCATCAACCACGGTATGACGCACGCCGCCTAGACAGCTCTTGGCTATAAGTGCAACCTTCGTCTGTATAACGACCGGCAACAACAGAATCAATCTTGTCAAAATTTCTTGCGGATTGAAAAGCATCACGAGCGCTATAAATCAACGCAGAATCCGTCATGGATTTTGCTTTTTCTGCCCATTTTGCAAAATCTTCTGCTGTTGCGTGTTGAGACATGGTTTAGAGGGGGTTGAGGAAGCATCTCTGCCTCCGATGCGCTCATCATAAGGCGCAAGGCCAGCGTGCAATATCAACCCGTCACAATCTGTTGCAAATGCCTCGGTCAAACCGGAGCATTTGCAACGTGTCACGCCAGGAGATTACCCTAATAACTGGCGTGGCGATGATCACTTGCACGCTCTTCCCATGCCTCAGCGTACTCGGACACCCGCTGCAGCATTCGCAGCGCTTCATCGCGCTCAATACGAGCCTGCTGCCATGTGTCGGAACCTTGGGGATAAAAATCCCGTTGATTGCAAGTTGCCGCAACCAAAAGCTCACGAGCAGCGTTGACTGCCTTGCGCACTGCGCGATACTCTTCAAACAAATTATCAGCGCTGGTT